ATTACGTTGTCTGGTCAGACCAAGGTTTTGGGTTGGGGAATCACCGTAATAGCCGTGATAATCCATTTACTCGGCGTAATGTTCAAGGAGAACAATGAATAAGGCAAAAGATATTGCAGGCAGAATTGTTGCACTTTTCCTCACCAACGCTCTCGGCGTGGTGACTGGTGCTGCGGTAATCGCTCCTGACTTGGAAGTATGGAAGTCGGCTTTGATTGCTGGCGCAGTTTCCATCTTTAAGGTTGCAGAGGGTCTTGCCAAGGCAAGCATTGATGGTGTTCTCACCAAAGATGAAATTGATGCAGCATTTGGTGCAAGTCCTAAAAAGATTGCAGCCAAGAAAGTAGCCGCTAAGAAGGCATAATGGAACTCACTGACCTTCTCAACGAGAAGGAGTGGAGGAAATGCAAAGGTAGTGAGGGTGCAACCACCGAGGAATTGGTGGCTGCATTTTCACACTTTTGTTCTACCCATTGGATGATTCGACACCCTGAGCGGGGTCGTATCAAGTTTGCCTTGCGTGAAGCACAAGAAGAAACTGTAAGAGTTTGGATTGACTCTCGCTACAGCATTGTTCTAAAGGCACGACAGATTGGGTTCTCTACTCTGGCTGCTGCATTCACATTCTGGGAAACATTCTTTTGGCCTGACCGTTTTACGGTCATGCTTTCACGTACCGAGCGTGAAGCATCCAAGTTGTTGCAGAAGACTAAATATGGGTACAAGATGCTTCCTGCGTGGATGCGTGTGCGTGGACCAGACCTACTCTCAGATAACCAGTTGAAGATGGTATTTGCTAATGACTCTGCTATTGAGTCTTTGCCATCTGGCAATGACCCTGCTCGTGGCGAGTCTGTGTATCGAGTAATCATTGACGAAATGGCGTTCTTGCCCAACGCTGAAGAAGCGTGGGCATCCATTGAACCAATTGCAGACGTTGGTGGTCGTGTTATTTGTTTGAGCACAGCCAACGGTGAAGGCAACATCTTTCATCAGTTGTGGGTTGGTTCGCAGACTGGTGTAAACCGATTTACTGGTGTGTTCTTTCCGTGGTCTGCTGGAGACCGTGACGAGGATTGGTATGAGGCTAAGAAGCGTGACCTTCCTGACTGGCAGTTGGCACAGGAATACCCGGACAATGCCGAGGAAGCCTTTATCCGTTCTGGTCGCCCAGTATTTGACCTTGAATCATTAAGGAAGATAGAAGCAGTTGACCCAGACTGTGGTTATCTAAAAAATGAGTTAGGCAAGAATGTTTATACTTTCATTAAAGATGGTGGAGAGTTGTCAATCTGGGATTTTCCAACTCTTAATGAAAACTATGTAATTGGGGCTGACGTTGCAGAAGGTCTTGGACATGGTGACTATTCATCTGCCCACATTATTTCTGCGGACACAGGTTTGGTTGTGGCTCATTGGCATGGACATGTTGATGCCGACATCTTTGGGGAAGATGTTCTTCGGGCTTTGGGTTATTACTACAATCATGCTCTTATTGGGGTTGAGTCAAACAACCACGGTTTGACGACAATCAAAGGTCTTCAGCGTGCTGGTTATCGCAACACTTATCGCCAGCGCAAGATGAATGCCCGCAATCCAGTGGCAAGTGAGACTATGGGTTGGAGAACTACTTCGGTTTCTAAGCCTTTGGCAATTGACGAGTTGAATGCGTCAATCCGTGATGAGGCTATTTTGCTGTACGACTTCAAGACCATTGCTGAACTCCGTTCATTTGTGCGTGAAGCCAATGGCAAGATGCATGGTTCCCCACATGACGACCGTGTTATGTCGTTAGCCATTGCCAACCAGATGTTGAAGTATGTTTGGTTGCCAGAATACCGATACGACCCAGCACCACCTAAAAACACTTTAGGATGGTGGGAACAACACATAATCAAAGAGAAACAGGAGAAAACTTTACCTATTGGTGCGTTTAATATCCGAGGGTAACGATTAAAGCCTATAGTTATGAAAGAATTCCGCTGTTTAGAGTGTTTGACGACTTTTGAAGCAGATGAATTGCCCCGTCGTGGTTCAATTTGTTTCAAATGCCATATCAAGTCAGTCCGTCTTGGATTTACTTATGGGCAAGAAGACTTCCACGGCCCAACCGTAAAAGAACGTGCAGATGAGCAGGTTCGTGTAGCCAAAGAAGCCGGTATCAATGCCGAGCCTGTCGGAAGTCGTTGGATTTGAGATGGAGATGGTATGGGTACCGATTGTTGTTGCAATCATATCGGGACCCCTCGTGGTCGTTTTGCAAAGACTGCGGAAAGAGAATACCGAGCAACACGAAGAAGGTCGAATCTTGCTCAAAATAATTGGAACTAAGGTTGACAAAATTGGTAGCAGGCTTGACAACCATATCGGTTGGCACGAAGGACAAGAGGACAAATAATGGCTCGGAAATCTAATTCGGAAATCATTACAAGTTACAGAAACAAGATTGAACAAACAAAGCGTTGGAGGCGTGAAGAACGTTGTGACGACCTCTGGGCACGAATGATTGACATGTACCGTGGAAAACATTTCAAGACCGAAACCCAAGAAGACCGTCTGCTTGTCAACATTGCTTTTGCAACCATCAACGTAATCTCACCTAGCGTTTCTGTTAACTACCCAAAGATTACTGTTAATGCCCGAAAGTATGAAGATGCTCCTCGTGCTGTTGTGACCGAAGCCGTAGTTAACTACTGGTGGAGACACTATGAGTGTCAGAAAGAATTCCGTACAGCAGTAAAAGACATGCTCATTATTGGTCATGGTTTCTTGAAGACTGGTTATCGTTTCGTGGAAAAGGATGGTTCGGATTACGAAGCATCCGATGAACTTGCTTCAGCAGCACCAGAATCAATTACAGAGTCTGATTTTATCATTACCGAAGACCGACCATTTGTTGAGCGCATTTCACCATTTGATGTTTTTGTTGATGCTGATGCAACATCCATGCAAGACATGCGATGGATTGCTCAGCGAGTCCGTCGCCCTTTGAAAGATGTAAAGAAAGACAAGCGTTACAACTCTGCTGCACGAAATGAAGCAGCACCTTCGCATTATTCTAAGTGGGGAATTGACGACTGGCGTGGGTCAGTAAGACCACGCCGTAGTGAAAACGAAGATGACGCTTATGTGGAAATCTGGGAATACTACGACATTGAAACAGGCAAGATGTCTGTGTTCTGTGACGGTGGTGACAAGTTCCTTGTCAACCCAACAACAATCCCATTCTCGTTTGGACATCCATTCGTCATGTTGCGCAACTATGAAGTGCCAGAGCACTTCTACCCAATGGGTGAACTAGAAGCAATTGAACCGTTGCAAATGGAACTCAACCAAACACGTACACAGATGATGAACCATCGCAAGCGTTTCTCACGCAAGTGGTTATACAAGGAATCAGCCTTTGACGCTGATGGTCGTGCAGCGTTGGAATCAGATGAAGATAACGTAATGGTTCCGGTTATCTCTGAAGAACCACTTGGCGGTGTGATTACACCAATGCCAGCGGTAATCAGTCCACCAGAGTTCTACAACCAGTCGAATCTTATTTCTGGAGACATTGACCGTGTATCAGGTATTTCTGAATACCAGCGTGGTGGAATGCCAGAGATTCGTCGTACCGCAACTGAAGCAGCAATTTCACAAGATGCATCCAACGCTCGTTCTTCGGACAAGTTGGCAATCATTGAACGTGGTATTGGTGAATGCGCCCGTCGCTTGGTGATGCTTGCACAGCAGTACATGACAGCAGAAGGTGCTGTTCGTGTGGCTGGCAAAGATGCACAACCAATCTGGGTAAACTTTGACCGTGACTACATTCAGGGCGACTTTGACTTTGAAGTAGAAGGTGGCTCAACTCAGCCAGTCAACGAATCATTCCGTCGTCAGATGGCTTTGCAAGTTGTTGATGCAATGGCACCGTTTGCTTCGGCTGGAATTATTGACATGCCGAAGTTGGCAACTTATGTTCTCCAATACGGTTTCGGCATCAAGACCGCCGCTTCGTTTGTGACCGCAGCACCTCCTCCGATGCCACCAGAGATGGCTGGAGCGCCTCAGGGCGCTCTGCCACCGGGTATGCCACCACAGGGACCTCCGCCAGAAGCAATGATGCAGGAAGCACCACCGCAAGGTGGAACGCCAGCAGGATTACCACCAGAGTTGGCAGGATTGCCACCTGAGGTTCTCATGCAACTCATGCAACAAATGCAACAAGGCGGGGGCATGCCTCCTCAGGGTATGTAACGAAAAATCCCAACATATAGAGCAACCCGAAAAGGACTCCTAAAAAATGAGCGATATAAATAGCAATGAAATCACAGCCGATGTGACCCCAGAAGAACTGGGACAATCACAAGAAGTTGCGGATGTAGTTGATGCCTTAACCGAGGAACAAATTGATTTGCTCCCTGTTGATGAGTACGGAGACAAGTATGTTTCTGTAACTGTTAACGGCGAGGAAATTAGTGTGCCACTCAAAGAGGCGCTTTCTGGATACCAGCGTCAAGCGGACTATACCCGCAAGACACAGGAACTTGGAGAGCAACGGCGACAAGTGCAATTTGGTGCCGCTTTGCAAGAAGCCTTGCAAAACGACCCACAGGGTACTTTAAGTCTGCTTTCACAGCATTACGGCGTTGGACAACAACCCTCTGAAGAAGAGGAATTGTACATGGACCCAGTTGAGAAACAGTACCGACAATTAGAAAGTCGGGTTCAAGCCTTTGAGCAAGAAAAAGCAAGGGCAGAACTTGAGCGGACAATACAGTCGCTGCAAACACGATACGGCTCGGACTTCGATGCCAATGAAGTTGTGTCAAGGGCTTTAGCCATTGGCTCATCTGATTTGGAAGCGGTGTACAAGCAAACGGCGTTTGACAAGGTGTACGAAGATGCTTCGGCTGTTCGTCAACTTCGTGAGAAGCGGGCAAATGAGAACAAGCAGATTACGGACTCAAAGCGTCAAGCATCTGTTGCTTCCACTACTTCCTCGGCTGGAAGTGCGGATGTATCAGCACAACCCATTAAATCATTGCGAGACGCATTTGAAGCCGCAAAACGGCAACTAAGCGTTTAGCGTTCTAACTAAGGAGAAATCATCATGGCATCAGCCAATAGTAACTTTGACCAGTTGCTCTCAACGACCCTTGCGAACTACCGCAGCCAGTTGACAGACAACGTGTTCACTGCACGCCCACTCACCTACCAACTCATGGACAAGGGTCGCATTCGTATGCTTAACGGCGGTACGAAGATTGTTGAACCTCTTATCTACGGCAAGAACTCAACTGTTGCTTCATACAGCGGTTACGATTCACTTGCTTTGACCCCACAAGAAGGCATCTCGGCTGCTGAGTACGAATGGAAGCAGTACGCTGCATCCATCGCAATCAGCGGTATTGAAGAAGCCAAGAACAACGGTGAACAAGAAATCATCAACTTGCTCGAAGCCAAGATTATGCAGGCAGAAGAGTCAATGCGTGAATCGTTCAACCAGATGTTCTTTGCTGACGGAACTGGCAACAGTGGAAAAGACTGGAACGGCCTTGGAAACTTGGTTGAGTCCGGCAACAGCGTTGGTGGAATCAACTCAGCAACTTCAGGCAACGAGTTCTGGCGTTCATACGAAGAGAACACCGCAACTGCGTTGACTCTTGCACAAATGAGCACCGCTTACAACAGCGTTTCGGTTGGTAATGACCACCCAGACACCTTGTTGACAACTCAGACGTTGTTTGAGAAGTACGAAGCATTGCTTCAGCCAAACCTTCGTTACACGGACACCAAGACTGCAGATGCTGGATTCCAGAACCTGTTGTTCAAGGCTGCTCCTGTAATGTACGACGTGCATTGCACCGCTGGCGTGTTCTACTTCCTTAACACGAAGTACCTCACCTTGGTCGGTCACAGCAACAAGTGGTTCGCTCAGACGGACTTCATCAAGCCAGAAGACACCGATGCTCGCTATGCGCTCATCATGTGCTACGGCAACTTGACCTGTCGCAACCGTGCGAAGCAGGGCAAACTCACGGCAAAGACCGCCTAAGACCACTAACTAACAAGGAGAAAATGAAATGCCACTATTAGCAAATGACACAGACGGTGCGGTAACACGCAAGCGTCTTGAAACATGGGCAGCAAAGATGGAAAAGGTAACTGTTGTTGCCGCCACCGATGCAGCAACTGTTCAAGTAGCAGCAACTCTTGCTGGTGCACAACAGACTGTTTACACCATGACACCAACAGCAAGCCGTACCTTGACCACACCAACTGGTGCGGAACTGGGTGCAGCGTTCACAGATGAGGGCGTTGGCTCTTCGTTTGAGTTCACTGTTGTGAACGTAGCAGCAGCAACCCACCCAATCGTGGTAACTGCTGGTGCTTCGGGAGTAACACTTGTTGGTGTTGCAGCAACCTTCTCGGTTGCAGCAGCATCATCAGCATCGTATGTTGCGGTTTTCACTGCAGCAAACACGGTGTCCATCTACCGCAAGTAAGTAATTGAATCTGGGGGGGTGGGCAGAAACCCACTCCCCTATTTCAAAAGGAGCAATAATGCCTTACAACTACCCACAAGTTGACAGTCACGCTGATGCAGTAAAGAAGTCTGGAACCGTTACAGCCCCCGGCTTGTATGGTAAAAGTCCAACTCCTGTAAAGCAAGACGCAAATTACAAAGTTCGACCAAATTCAGACAAGAAGTAAAGGAAAATCAAAATGCCAAACAGTAAAGCGAATAAGGCTTACACGCTTCGTATGACGAAGCAAGCACAGAAGCCATCAAAAAACGACAAGCCAAGTCAGTTCAAGAAGGTTGGAGATTTCCGACCGGGTGGAATGTTCTCAACTGGTCGAATGATTAAGGCTCAACCAGAAACCCGCAAGAAGGCTTCAAAGTCTGCTGGCATGGCTGGTGCAAGCAAGGAAAAGCGTGTTGCTGGTCCTTCAACTCGTGCAAAGACAAGTAGCAAGGCTCCACGTGCGGCTGCAAAGCCAACTGGTGCTCGTGACCGCAACCGTCGCACTTACTAAATAAATCTACATTCCCTCACTACAGACTTCTTCTGTGGTGGGGGATATGTAACAAATTGGGTTAGTTGTATATGAAAAACGCCGTACAAGCCCAATCGTATTACGGAACGCCAGTATCTGGGTTCCGCCTAGCCCCAACAGCGGGAGCAAAGATTGCTGCTCCATCTGCGCCGTATATCGGGCGCAACCGTTGTATCGCCAATGAGGACACCTGTGAGGGTCCGAAGGCTAGGGGCACGGACTATTGCATCGGACATCTAAGGTCACAAGGTCAGGCTAAATGAGCGTAACCCTCACCACTCTGCGTACACAAGTCAGAAACATGGCTGACTTGGATGAGGTGGATTTGCCTGATGTCATCATTGACCAGTTTGCCCGTGAAGGGTTTCAACGCATCTTTTCGCTAGAGCGTAGGTGGCCGTTCCTTCAGGAGACTTACACGTTCAACACGGTTGCCAACCAGCGTGAATACACAATATCTACAATCGGAGATATTCGAGAAATCATTTCCGTAATTGACAGTAGTACTTCTGGTGCTCGTCTTACTTTGATTCCGTATGACAATGCTGAAGAGATTTGGCTGGGGAACACGGATGTTCCCAGCAGACCATACTTCTATGCTTTCTGGGATAAGAAAATTCACCTGTGGGCTAAACCTGATGCGGTTTACCCAATGGTGGTTCGTGCTTACCGTAATCCTGTTTACACATGGTTGACGAACACAGAAGAGACAATTGACCTTGATGAGTGGTTCCACGCCTTGCTTCCCTATTTTGTGCTCGCCCGTGTTTACCAACGCCAAGAAGATGCACAGTTGTCACAAATGTACATGAACTCATTTGAAGAGGGTGTTGGTCTTGCTCGTCGTGACTTGATGAAGGCATCAAGTGCACAACCAGTTATTATGTCTGCTGGTCGCCAATATCCAACTATGAAGCGCTGGTTGCAGACGCTTGGAGCGACACTTGGACAATGAGCAATGTATCCGTTGAACGCTACGACGACTTCACTGGTGGTCTAAACCTTAGGGCAGACCAGTTTCAGTTGGCTCGAAATGAATCACCTGACATGTTGAATGTTGAGGTTGACCCTCGTGGTGGTTTGTTTACTCGTGGTGCTATGCGTGAAATTAACTCTACTGCTGTGTCTGGTACGTGGAATCCGTACAAGTTGCATCCATTTTATGGTGCAACTCCACGAGTTATGTTGGCTAACAGTACTGATGTGTGGCATTCAACTGGAACAAACTTCACACAACTTGCTTATTCATCTGGGAACAACATTGTTGCTTCAAATGTTAATGGTGCTTCTTTTGCTAACTGGGGTGCCAAACTTTATATTGCTACTGGTTATGATGGTACGCAAAGTTATGTTTGGGAAACTGGTGATACATACGCAACTGCAATTAATACCATAACCAGTTCGCATTGGAATAATAATTACAACTCTCCAACAAGAAATAGATTCCCAAAAAGTGAACATATTATTGTTCATGCAAACAAAATGTTTGCTGCAGGGATTGACGTTGATGGCACAAACTACAAAAACAGATTGCATTACTCTCATGAAGCAGAACCACAAGACTGGGCTGAAACAGACTACTTTGACTTCCTTGGTGGTGGTGACGGTATAACCGGTCTTGCTGTGTACGCAGGTCAGTTGATTGTGTTTAAGCCACGTTCTATTTATATTGTTTACGGTTATGAAACAGCAGATTTTTCTGTTGTTGAATTGACTTCAGCGCTTGGTGTTGATGCTCCAACCAAGATTGCTGTAGCAGAAAATGGTGTGTATTTTTATTCACATCCAAATGGTTTGTTTTTTTATAATGGTTCATCCATTATTGATTTGTCGGATAACTTTAACTCTATTTATCCAAACAACTATGTTAACGATTCTGCAACATCAACGATTTCTGTTTCGTACATAAATCGTCGTGTGTGGTTGTCAATGCCTTATTCTAAAATTACATCTGTATCTAATGCAACTGTTAACTTTGTTTTTGACCCAACCATTGGGCAGCGTGGTGCGTACACAATCTTCTCAACTGCGGACAGCCGTGGTGTTATTGGTGGATGCGACTTTACTTCATCTGCAGGAACAACATTCGGTCTTGCAATACATCCGGGTATTCCACGAGTGTTAAGAGTTGATGCCTTTGAAGATGAAACCGATTTGCTTGCAACAGTTGAAACCAACTTTAGTTCTTATTATAGAACTGGTTGGGTTGATGGTCGTTCGTATTCTGCAAAGAAAATGTGGCGCAGACCAGACATTGTTATTAAACAGTCAGATACTGCAAGAACCGTGAATGTCAAGGTGTTTCATAACTTTGAGGAAGCAACTGGTAACGAGCGTAAAACGTTTGATATTTCTATTGAGGCATCTGCTTCTGGAATGTTGTGGGGTGAAGGTTATTGGGGTGTTGGTAAATGGGGTGTTCAGGCTGAAGGTGCACAGGTTGTGCGTGGCTCAAACTTGGGTTTAGCACGTTCTGTTCAACTTTTATTCACTGGTCCAAATGGACTCTCTTGGGGTATTGACAGTATCTCATACAAATTTAATGCACGAAAGGTAACTGGATAATGGCTATAACTATTACACACTCGTTTACAAACGGAACTATTGCTGAAGCATCAGAGGTTAACGCCAACTTTACTGATGTAAAACTTTATGTTGATGGTTTGTCAACTGGAGCAAACATTGATTCTTCCGCAATAACAGCAGCAAAGATAGATACAAATGCTGTTACCACAACAAAAATTGCTGACGGTGCTGTGACTTATGCAAAGTTAAACGTAGATGTTTCAACCTCTTTGGCGGTAGATGACCAGATTATTTTGTCGAGTCAGGTATTTGGCTGATGGATTCCTTTTCAATCCCGGCACTAACTGCGTTGAAATCTACGGATGCCATTGTCATCCGTCAGATTGTCTCGTCTTTGGTTTCTGAGATTGACAAAATTAACAAACGATTAGATGATGCAGAAGCCACTCGCAAAAGAGTTTCTGAAGATAGAAAGGCTCTAAAACAATATGGCGTATGATGCAAGTGCTTTCGAGGCACGTCGTAGAGGTCTTATGGACAAGTACGCATCTATTGGTTCAGCCAATACTTACGGTAACTTTGTTTCACAGCAAAGGGGTCAGCGCAATCTTGCTGACATGAACAAGGGTTTTGAGAAGGCTCTGCCACAGATTAGAACTTCTTTTGGTAAGAGGGGTTCTTTTACTCCAAACGTAAAGACTGGCGCTTTTCAGAAAGCGCTGCAGGACTTTGCAAAGGAAAGAATTAGTGAAACATCACGTGCACAGCAAGACCTTGCTCAACAGAATTCAATGTTTAATTTAGGTCAGGCGCAACTTGGTGATGAATACAAAGTTGGTCTACAGGATTTGGAAGCAGAAAAGGCAAGACAGATTGAGCAGGATGCTCTTGAGTTAATGAGGTTAAGGAGTGGGTTCTAATGGTTAATGAGGCAAATCCAAATCGTGCAAAGAATCCTCGTGTACGCACATGGGGTGGTAGTGCTGACAGACCAGTTGTTGCAACTGTACCTAAGCCGTATGTTCCAACTGCTGGTATGAACACGCAACAGAACATTCGTGCTGGAGAGGCTTACGCCTCGTCTATTCCTTTTGTGTCCAAAGCAAAGCAAGAAGCAGATAGACAGGCTGAGGCTGATAAAATTACTGCAGAAATTCTTGGTGGTCAAAGTTATGGTGGTACTGGTACTCGCACTACTCCATTCCAAAATGCATTATCAATGCTTTCTGGTGGTGGTACAGGTACTGGCAAAGCCACTGGACCTAAAGCGTCAGACCGTCTTGCTAGAGATGAGTTTAATTACAAAAAAGAACAAGATGCAATTGCGGCAAAAGCCAAACAAGATGCACTTCAAGAAATGATTAAACAAATTACTAGTGGTTCTTATGCTGGAAACACTGATGACCTTCTTGCAGAAATTGATGCAATGAATACAACTGGTTCTGCAAATATCAACGATATTTACAATACCGCAATTGAAAATATCGGAGCAGGTTATAACACCGCTCAGGGTTTATTGGATAGGGGTTACGGTGGATTAGAACAATATCTGACCCAAAATCAAAACAACCCATACGCTGGGCTTACTGCACAGATGCCATCAGTCACCAACCCGATGGAAGAGTATCTAAATGCTTATGGTGCAATGTCGCCAGATGTTGCTGGTCAGATACAGGCTGAGCAGTTTGCTGGTCAGCAGAGCGCTGGAGCATTCCAGAGCCTTCTTGACGTGCTTAACGCTAATGCCAAGTCTAACGACTTGTCACGCTTGGCTGAGTCTCGAATGGCACAGAACATGGCAAACACTGGTTTGGGCGCTCAGAGGGCTTCATACACATCACAGGCGGGCAATGCCCGTCAGCAGGCTTTGGCCGATTTGGCTCAACGTATTAATCAAGCCAGATTTGAACAGAAACAGGCTGCTGGTGGTCGTAAGCAAAGCATTATTGATGCGATTATTGCGGCTGGTGGAAGCATTCCACAAGCACCAGTTGATACCCCTCAAAATCTTCCAGATTTTTCAGGGATTGACTTCTCTGGTTTGAATAACATGTTTGGTCCGGGATTCGGTTCTGGAAGGTAACAAAGGGCTTTAGTTATATGAGCATGCAACCAAACCCTTCTGGGCAAATGGATTTCAACTCGCTGTTACCAATCCTTGCTATGTATGCCAACCGCAAGGGCGGTGGCAACTCTGGCGATTTGAGCAACATCATGAATCCAACCTTGGGTCTTTTCTCTAATTCGTACACAGCACCGTCTGAGATGTCTGATGAGGAAATTGTCAGGTTGTATGCCCCACAAACTTTGGCTATTCAGGGTAGCGATGACCCAATCTCAACCTCGATTCTTGAGTACATCAACAGGGGTTATCCCGCTGTTCAGATTAAAAGAATCCTGAGCGACGGTGTATACAAGACTGGAACCTTGGATGTTGGTGACGACATTGAGGGTGGTTTGACTATGTACAACAAACTTGTTGATGACTTGTTTGCTGAAAGCAAAACTGTTGATGAAAAGCGTTATCAGATTCAGAACCAAGACACCATCTTTGAGAAGGCTGGCATGCGTAATCCCAATGAGGATTACGACCCTACTCAGTTGTTCCCAGAGGTTTTCAATCCGATGATTGACCGTCTTGCTTCAACACAAAAAGATGTTGATAAGCGCATGAAGGATATTGATGTTGCTGCTGGAGACCCTACTGTTTATGCTTCTCCAGATAAGCAGAGCAAACAAGACCAACGACGCAGAGATGTTGGCATTGGTGAAGGAAACCGTTACTCATCTGGTATGAGGTCAATTCTTAACGCAATAAGCACACAGGGTGATGGTTCTTTGGAATCTGAATACGATTCAGATTTAAGAGTTACTGCTTCAAGTTCTGGTCTTTCACCACAACAGGTGTTGACTGGTAATTCGCCACAGGCACAGGCTGCACGTCGCAAATACCAAATCATGAAACAAAACACTCTTAAGGATTATGAAAAGAAGCAAAAGGGTGAAGCACCAAAAGTTGATGCACGTGCTACTTCAATGAATAAAGCAGCCATTGCATACCAGAAAGAACTTGCTGGTGGTGCTGCTCCTCAACGTACTGCCACCTTAAATGTTGCTGGATTGAAAGACCCAAATACTGGTAAAGATGTTGACATGTCCAGAGCGGTTCAAGGTTCGGTCACAAAGATTCCGACAGAAAATCTTCGTGACCCTGTATTACAACAACAGAAGTTGATGGATTTAGTTGCACAGAAAGTGCAGGAAGGTTTGAGAGCCAGAGGAGAAACCCCATTTAACACAGACATGCTTAATAGGATTATTCTCAACAAAGCAATGGGTGGGTAATGGCTTCTCAGCAAGAACTGCTTTCAGCACTTCAGGGTTTATCACAACAGTCTTCAGCGTCAAGGGGTAGGGCTCCAGCACCTGTTGCTATTGCTCCGACAACTCGCACCTCTGCACCACCTAGGGTTGGTGCTGGCGGTGCGCCCAACCTGTTTGACCAAGTTGTAAAACAATCAAGCACGATGGCTTCAAATCCTCGTGACGCAAAAACACGTACCGCAATCCGTGGCTTGGATGTGTACGCAAGGAAACAGGGTGCAAGGTATCCGAACGTTCTTGATGAGATTCAGGCTGCGAAAGAAGGTCAATCAAAACCTTCTGGCGCTCTTGGTGTTGTTGCCAATGTGTTGGATAATCCAATTGCAAAAACTGTTCTTGCACCATTAGTTGTTCTTGATACTGGTCGTCGTGGAATTATTTCTGGTATCCGTGAAGTCGCAGACATCCTTGATACTGACGAAAAAACAACTGCAAGTTTTGGTGATTGGTTTGACCAAACAAAAGATGTGACTTATGGTTTTGGTACTGCTTTCCCAATGAAAGGTTGGGGTGGAAGAATTGTTGGTCTTGTTGGTGACTTGGCGTTAGACCCAATTAACTGGTTGACACTTGGTGCAAGCATTCCAAAGAGTCTTGCCTCTAAGGGTGTAACAAACGCTTTGATGAGGGGTGCTGCAATGAGTGCAGACGAACTTGCAGCAATGGGTCCTACTGCTCTTGCGAAACTTGCTGCAGAAGAAACAGCAAGAGTTGCTGCTTCTAAAGAGGGAGTAAAACTTCGCACTCTCTTGGGCAGGAGACAGAGTGGCCGTGGGTTTGCAACCAATCTTGCCGGTCTTGCCGACAAGATGGGTGCATCACCTGAATTAATACAAGACATTGCTTTGCGTGGTAGAACAGCACTTGGGAGAACAGAAGAAGGAATTCAACTTAAAAGAAAGATTGGATTGCCAGAATCTGGTTTGTATGTAATGGGAACACAAGTAAAGGTTCCGTTCACGGGTCCTATTGCCGAAACGATTGAGCGTGGTCTTGTCGGTAGCCGTATTGGAATTATGGGTAGTCGTTCAACTGAATGGCTTGCTGAGAACTTTACGACTAAGGGAACATCTGCTTCACGAAACATGCAACCACTTCGTCGTGGTTTGCGTACTGGCAAGTTGGTTATTGATGGCAGGTTGCAGAGGATGGATGCCGAACTTGCACGTTATGCAGTTCGGCTGGAAGCAATGGACAATGCTGCTCGTTCGATAGAGGGCATCATGATGGATACTTACGGTAAGCGTGTTGCTCCGTTCTTGCAAGAAGAAGACATCAAGGCTGCGGGCACAGAGGTGTATAAGTTCTTGGATACTCCACGGTTGAAGCCAGATGGAACAATGAACTGGGAACGTGAACTTACTGATGTTGAGCAAAAAGCGTATGACAAGATTCAGAAAATCTTTAAGGATTTTCACGCAGAGGTTGAAGCAAGGTACCAGACGGTTGACCCTAACTTCCAGATGAATTATGTGGAGAACTATCTTCCACACATGATGACGGATGAGGCACGTGATTGGTTGAACAGTTTGTCCACTCAGCGTGCAGAAGAGATTCGTCAGTACTTGAAAATAAACATGACTGACCCTTCATCGTCGTTCAAATCTCGTGGTTTGATTAAGGATGCAAATTTCTTTGGCAAGATTCTTGACGAAGAAGACATGCTTAAGGGTGTTGCTGGTTTGAATGAGATTGCTACTAGACCGGGAACTGGTTTTAGTGGAAAGTTCTTCGAGACAGACATTGACCGAATTATGTCTAAGTATGGACAGCATTATGCTCAGCAGTTTGGAACTGCCGAGTTTATGCGTCTTGCTGTTGATGGTGGAATTCTCGCAGAGGCAAAGCAAATGGGTTCGGTCACAAAAGATTGGTTGAAGTCAACTGCTGACTATGCACGTTCTGTTGAGAACGCAATGAAGAATGCTCATAGAGATATGGCTAATGCTGGCAGGGCTTCTATTAGTGCTTTTACCGAATACATGGATGGTCTTGCCTCTAAGACTGGTGAGGCTGGTAAAGAGTTGGCTGCTTTGAAGCAGGGACTCAAGGAGGTTGGAACACCGGAACAGCGTTTGCTCAAACTGCAAGCAGCACAGAAACTTGTTGACAAGGCAATAGAGCAACAGAAGAAGGCTTGGTATAACTTCACTAAGGCACGCAATACAACGACATCGGTAATTGATGGTTTGTCTTCAATGATTGATGACTTGGATGCAGCGTGGGATGATTTGTCTAAGTCAATCAATCAGGCAATCATTGACCATCCAGCAATCATGGATGGACTCAACATGGGTCAGGGTGCTGGTGGAACACCAATTGTTTATAACGGCAAGAACTACACGTATGACGAATTGATTAAGAGTCTTGATGCAAAGCATCAGCGTGCAGCAAATGCGTTGAAAGTTCTTGAAGAAAGTTTTGAGAGAACAAAAAAACTTGACAATGTTCTTAACGGTATTGTTGAAAGTTATTTGAAGAATGATGGCATGGATGACATCATGGAGAACGTGACTCAGGCTCTTCTCCGTGAGGGAATTGAAATCCCAGACATGAAGGTAATGAACGCAAGAAATATTTCCAGTGTTTGGAGTGATGGAAAAATCTCTCCAGACATGCGTGCAATCAAATCTGTTCTTGACCCAACAGGAAAAATAAAGAACACCACCTTGTCCAAGTTGACCATTGAAGAAGTAAGAAGGCGTGTTTCTAGTGCTGTCACATCAGCCTCGAATCTTAGGGAGTTGCGTGAGGCTGGTGTTTGGTTGATTGTTCGTGATGCTGTGAACGACCCACAGTTTGCTTCTGCTCTTGCTAAAGACATTAAGAACATTGGTAGCACCGTTGAAGGTGCGACTCAATCACGTTATGCAAACTTGGTTGAATTGTTGCGTCAAGCAGATGCTACAGAGCGATACATGTTTGACCCTTTAGTAGAAAAGGGTCAACCACCTGCTGTCATTTCGCTTCAAAACAATATTGACGATTCAGAAACAATGATTAGAGACCTGAAAGATGGTCTTGCAGATAACTCTGATGAACTTGGATATTTTGGAGAAGTGCCAGAAGAAGTTATTCTTACACGTATTGCTGAAGAAGAAGCAAAGATTACCGACTGGAACAGAAGACTTACCAAGTTGCTTCCAAAGACAAATCAGTTTGAAGCAATTGGTATTGCAAAAGCAAACGAACTAAACGGTTTTCGTGATGTGATTGCAGACCTTGGTGCAGGTATATCTGAGTATTACTTACATCGTGAAACATACCATCGTATGAAGTCGCTACAGGATGCTTTGGCTACAACTGGAATTATTGTTGACCAAAAAATGTACAACAAAATTCTTGCAGATGTTGCGAAACCGGAGTTGGAACAAACAATCAAATACCAACAGGGATTGTTGGAACTAGAAGAGTTCTTTAGCGGTGTTCGTACTCGTGTGAACGCTATTGGCAAGGGTGCTACTTCTGATTCTGCTAAGGCAGAAATCAGAGAAGACTTGCTTAATCAAGAACTTTCATTCCCAGAGATGGTTGAGGTTTCTACTGGTGGTGGTGGCAAGAGTATTACTCGTGCTAGGGCTGAAGCAACAGACAGAATGCAAGATATTGTTGGCATTGAATCTCGTGAAGCAAAGAAAATACTCAAGCCAAGTGGTAAGACGATTACCGAAAAGGCTGGTTCGTGGGGTCCACGAAAGCAGGAACTCTTCGAGAGACAGACTCGTCGTTCGCAGGACATCACTAGGTCAATCATTGTTCAGGAAGAACTGGCAAAGATTTTCCGTGTTAAGCCAGTGGGCAATCCGGGTTCGTTCCAACCAAAAGAAATTGCTACTGCTCTGCGTACACAGGAACTCATTCGTGAACATCTCCCAGAATTAGAGGCTGTTTGGTCACGTCAGAATATTGCTACAACTGACAGACTTTTTTATCGTCATCCAGATTCAAACTATCTTGAAGAAGAAGTATTGAAACTTCTTCGCCAGTATGGCAAGAGACCAGTATGGGGCCGACCAACCAATAGGCAGGCAAGAGTAATCAGCATGCGTGGTGGCAAGTCATCGGGTAGCGAGATTCCGATGTACAAGGGTGAAGGCGTTAGTGCTGCTGGACAGTACGACAAACTTCGTGGCAATGTTCTTGCCGCAATTCAGGAGTTGAATACTGCAACAATTCCTTACACGGCTAAAAGGGTGAATCCAGTTCGTCAAAAAATAAAAGAACTTCAAGACCTTTATGAAAAAATTGTAAGAGAAACTGAAATAGACCAAAAAATTGCACAGGAAGCAGGCAAGCGTCTTACCGGTAAGGGTTCAATCAAAGACATCAACAGGACAATAAACAAAGCAATCAAGGGTGGAAAAGAATACGGCTTTTCCTCGATGCTTAACTCTGTGTTTAGTGGAAGCGAAAGAGGCGTTGCTGATTTGTTTGCAGAACTTCTTGGTGGTCAAACATACGACTTCGCAGCAACTCGTGGTGTGCGCCAGTATAGAGATGTGCAAGTAGCCGACTCATACTTTGGCAGACTGATGGAAAGAACATCTGGTCGTGTGAAGGGTCTCCGTGTTTTGACTGATGAAACAAACATCCCATTGGATGTCTTGTTGCAAGGTAATCCGGGTCACTCTGTTGGTGGTAAGTACATACCGGGTTCTTGGTTGCTAAGAACAGAGTTGCGTGGTGCTAATGCTTCTGCAGACTTCTTGGAAGAATACGCCGATGAACTACTACGACGTATTGATGCAAAGAAAACTATCAATACTGCAGAAAGAACAGCCACCCGTGAGGTTCAGAAACTCGAAGGTCAGTTTGCTCTTCCGTTTATTGGTGAACCAAAAACTGGTAAGCCATTTACCGCAAGGTTGTCTGATGAAGTTGAGATGGAAATACCAGACCAAGGCAGAATCATGCGTCAGAAGATTCGTGAAGAAATAGAGAATGATGCCGTATTGCAGCAACTTGATGAGTTGGCTGCAACACCAGAGTATGCCCGTGCTGTTCGTCGTGAAGGAGAACATCGCTTTGCGATGGTTCTCGCAAAACTTGATAGTGATACTGCACGTGAACTTGGGTTCACTAGCCCAGAGTTTGAAGCACTATGGAACAACCCTCTCAAGCAGGTGAACATTGATGCTCTGCGTTCACAGTTGAACACGCTGGAGAAGACAAGGACACGACTTGTTGGTCGTCGCAATGCGATGGTTCGCCGTTATGGTAATGAATTTGCTGCAACTAACTTAGATGTTCAACTTGAAAGAGTTGAGAACTTGCTTCTTCAGGTTGAAGAAGAAGTTCTTTCATATGATGCTTCTGGTTCTGCTCTTGAAAAGTTGTCAAGACTGTACGACAACTTCAGTAGTTTGGATGGGCAGAAAGAGATTAGTGCTGTGCTCGCAGAACAGCGTAGCGCCCCACTCAAGTTCAAGACTGGACCGGATGGGGAGATTGCCCTTGGTGCTGATGAAGCGTTGCAACAGTTGTTGAATAACTCTGGTTCACGTGCGCTCTCAACAGATGTTGATTCACGTCTGAAGTATTTGCAGAAGACAAGACTTGCAAGCGATGAATACAAGACTCTTAAGGGATACAAAGACATTGAGCAGACTTTGAACTTCAAGATGCAGAGAGAGTGGGCTAACCAGCGCTCTAACGTTTTGGCTTTCCAAGACAGAATTCGTTCAAAGGTTGACTCGCTTCGTGGTCGCAACATTGAAGAAGAAGTAAACATTGCAAGACTTGAGCAACAGATTCTTGATGAACTTGAACCAACAGGATTGAAGACTCGTGCTAAGGGTGGACAGAAACTTGCTACAGAAGCAAAGACTCTTTCAGAGTCGTTGCGTACACGACCAAAAGAACCTATTGCTGGTGCAGAGTGGGAAGGTCTTTCACCTGCAGAGATTGAAGCAAAACTTGGTGGCATGGGTGTTGAGACTGGTCCGTCAAGAGAAGGCAAGTTCTTCAGGGCTGACTCTGGGACCATTGAGGCTGGAACAACACCAGCACAAATTGAGATTGCAGCACAGAAATCCAAGCAAGATGAAATCTTTGGATTGATTGAAGGCTTGAAGTTCAAGAAGATTGTTGAAGAAGGTCGTGAGAAAGAAGCAATTGATTCACTTGCGAAGATGACCAACCAACAACGCTCAATAATTGCTAACAGGATGAAGGCTGTTCGTCAGTTGGAAGATGCAAGAAAAGTTCAATGGAAACTTGACGCTGGTAAGGATAAGAGGAAGTTGCTTGGTGCTGTTACGAAGCGTCGTTCAGAACTCGCTTCTGCACAGGAGACAGTAAAGGGTGCACAGCAGGCTTACGATAGTGCTGTTGAGTTTGCTGAGTGGGCACCAGAGGCTCTTGAAGATGCACGCAATACGGTCACATCTCTGAAGGACTTGGCAATTGAGGGTCGTAAGGTCAAAGCAAAAATCAATCAGAGTAATACTGCATGGAACGCTGAAGTGAACAAGTTCATTGAGGATGCTTCCGGTCTTCTCAACAGTATTGATGGTGATGACATACCGAATAGTATTCGTTCTGTCATTACTGATTACACCAACAAGCAGGCAGAGTACTTCAAGCAGTCTGCAAGATTGACTGAAGCACAAGAGGAACTGATGCTTGCCAAGGGTCTTAAAGGTCGCAGTTGGATTGCTGGTACTGATGCTGCTGGCAAACTTGACACGAGAGCACCTATTGCATTCCGTGATGAGATACCAGAAGATGCATACGAAATTGTTCCAATCTTTGATAAGGGATTTGTGCAACTCAGCAAATACTTCCCAACCATTGGTGTTAGGGAAGAGTTGGCTTCTATTGTTCAGAGCGTACACAGACTGAACGAACCTCAGGTTGTTCGTGAGATGAACAAGTTCATCGGTAAGTACACTCGCTTCTTCAAGGCTTACGCAACGTTGTCACCCGGATTCCACGCACGCAACGCAATGTCAAACTCATTCATGATATTTGCAGCAGGTGCAAAGTTGAAGTGGATGAACGAGGGACTTGACATGAGTAGGTCTTGGCTTGCCGCTTCACGGCAATCAAAGACCGTTGACCAGTGGGTTGCTTCTCTCCCAGCGAACATGCAGGAGAAAGCAAGGACTGCAATGGAAGCGTTCTTTGCATCTGGTGGTGGTATGTCAACGGACTTCTTTGACATCAGTCGTGTACCTCGTGGAACAAAGAAGTCAAAAGAACTTGGTAAGTGGGTTGAAAACCATTCCCGTTTTGTGCTCGCATGGGATGGTGTTTCACAAGGACTAGATATGAATGCGGCATCTACACGTGTAAGAAAGTATCTGATTGACTACGCAGACGTTTCAACTGGCGACCAGTTGATGCGTCAGATTGTTCCGTTCTGGATGTGGACAAGTCGCAACCTTCCTTTGCAACTTGGAAACATGTGGCTCAATCCAAAGGCTTACGCTGTCTACAACACCATCAAGCGAAATGTTAACAGCGAAGAAGAAGATGCTGTTATTCCACAATGGATGAGAGAGATTGGTGCATTCAAGTTGCCATTCGGTAACAACCTTTATGCAACTCCAGACTTTGGATTCAACCGTGTTGGTCAACAGATTCAAGAGTTGTCGGACCCACAGCGTTTGTTAGCAAACGTCAACCCGTTGATTCGAGTTCCACTTGAGTTGACGGGTGGAAGACAGTTGTACAACAACCGTCAATTCTCTGACAAGCCAGTTGAAGTTGGTGATGGTGCTGGAGCATTGTTGCAACCATTGCTCGCATTGGCTGGTTACGGTGAAACCAGAGGTGGCAAACAGTTTGTTGATGACAAGGCTTACTACGCAATAAGAAACTTGGTTCCATTCCTTGGAACAGCAGAACGATTGACACCATCAATTGACACATATCAACAACGTGGATATGTGAACCCACTACTCGGATTCCTTGGTGTTCCGGGTCGTCAAGTCAAGGAACAGGAAATTCAATCTGAACTTGCAAGGCGAAGAAGGAACATATCGGAAATAACATCACGAGAGAAAGCACTAGGTGAATAACATGGCAAAGCGCAAATACACAGGGAACAAAGACGGGGCTGCAAAAGGTTTGCGCCCCGGCATGAAAGTGTTCATTGAAGAGACAATAAAGTTGTCTAACGGTGCACTCTGGAATAATGGCGACTGGGGCGTTCGCCCAATGCGTGGCAAGGAGTCTTTGTCTGTGCACGCAACGGGTAGGGCCGTCGACTTGAGTTACAGGCACATGCCACCGAAGAAGGGTGTAAAGAATGGTCGCTTGGAAGCGGTAAAGGTTTTGAAGATTATTGTTGCCAACGCTGATGCGTTAGGCGTTGAAGCAATTTTTGATTACATCGTCAAGCCACACGGGCGTGCATGGAAGTGCGACCGCAATGCTTGGTCAAACTACAAAAAGGCAACTATCAGCGGTGGAGGTTCGGGTGACTGGATTCATTTTGAGATTTCACCTGAGATGGCGGATAACCCGGCAAAAATGCGGGAAGTGTTTGCGAATCTTGTGATTCCAGATTTGACTCCTCAGGATTCTGAATAAACACAACTGGTTGTTCCAGTATCTTTGTGTCAATCACCATCCCTACGGGGATGTGGATTGGCATACCAACAGTCTTAGGGTCTTCAACTTCATCTGGAAAGTATGAGTTGACAAGAGTGATGTACCCCTGAAGCACGTCTGGGATTAGCCAGCCTACGGTCACAACCGTTGCTTCTTTGGGGTCATACTTTTCTAGGTCTGTCCAACCGTTCTCTCCATCGAATGCATCCATCCAGTGGATTGCAACGAGAGCCCATTCTGATTTGACTGGTTTAGTCCTCATAAGGATTTATTCCTTCTTCGTTTAGATGTTCCTCTATTGTTCCGATTATTCCCGATACGAACGAACTTATTTTTATCCAAGACATTGCATCACCATGTAATGCTTCTTGCCATGTGCGACATATCTCTATAGCGGATTCATCGTTGGCACTCATCACGATTGTTACACCGTTCTGTGAACGCTGTTCAATCTGTTCCATTCTTTCGTGCATGTCATCGGCTTGCTCTTTGGGAATGATGCTGTAAATCCAATCGTTCTGGTCAGACATTTTTTTTCTTTCTTTTCTTATTAGCAACATATATACTCCCGATGGGCAGACCATTTTCCTGTACTCCCGTACCCACAGTAACGTCGCCATACACAGAAGCAAGAAGCGTAGCAATCGCTTGCGGGCTAACTTCAACATCAAAACCCACCGTTATCTGTCGTGTCTTCAAGTCCGAGCCTTTCTCTAATAATAGGATTCTCTAAGAGATGGAATCGTAACCGCTCGTAAGCAGCATTCCTTAGTCTCCAAGCATGAGGTTTGGACACGCCAAGCCTTCCCCCAAGTTCTTCAAGTGAAATCATTTCTGAGTTGATTGCGTCAATGATGAAACGGTCTTGGTCTCCAAGTTGTTCAATACATTCCGCTATTGCCTCTCGCAGTGGTTGGAGTTCTACTACAGACTCAACAAGGTTCTCACCGCTGGCAGCCATCATCAACGCCTCCATCGGCGTTTCTGGTCTCCTAGTTCCACGAAGGTTTGCTTCGTGGAACGGAGTCATCGATACTTCTCTATTCTTCAAAGTCGTCTGGCTTATCTCCACAGGATGGATTACGTGGAACTACCCCACGATAAACACAACAACAAAGTTTTGCATTACTCATTTAGGTCATACTCCGGGTTTATCATCATGTCCATTACTTCTTCTGGTAGAAGCAAAAAACCTTTTGCTGGGTTGGCAGAGTTCCAAGCAAATGTTTTCATTCTGCTCTTAGGAAGTGTTGCAATATACCGCTTCAGTCTTTCAACTGAAACGGCAAGCATCGCACCATCAAGACAGTAGATGTAGACCCACCATTTTGCTTCTGTTACTTCAAGACCACTTGGTTTCCAACCATTGCCTCTTGGGTTCTGTTCAGTCTCAACGACCATGCGACCATTGCGGTAGCGGTCTGTCTTGACTTCAAATGAACCATCAGCAATTGATTGTAGGAAATCACGGGTGAGTTCCTCACCCTTCTTTCCAAACTTCAAGTCGTCAGAGAAGTTGTATCTGCGTTCTGCTGGGAAGTCCCAGCGTGACTCTTTCATGTGAACAACACAGTTGCGATTATGAGTGCGCCAAGAACAAACATTACTTTTATCATGCCTTCTCCAAATACAGACAAACGATTTGTTTGTCGTCTGTGTACGCTACGCCATTCAAGGCATCAAGTACAGCCTTTGCATAGTTGTCAATGTCCCCTGTGAGTTTCCCCTTGGGTTGGTTTACGTTCACATTCTGCTTCACGGGTTCAATGAATATTTCTGTTCCCGCTGTTGTGAACGCAAGTTTTACTGACAGTAGTTCGGTCTCGTAAAGAGGGCCCTCGTACAGTTCGGCAAAGTCTTGCTCATACTTCTTGGTTTCCTTTGGGGTGAATGCATGACCAGTCTTAGTTACTCGTGGTCTGCCCTTCGCTCTTGGGCGAAGTGCAATTATCTGATGGAATGGCTTCATGGTCTAAATGCTCCAGTCGTATCTAATCCGTAAACGTCTTCAACTATCTTCACTAACTGTTCTACTGAATCAGTACGCAGATGAAACTTTCCCCAACGCTTGTCAGCGTCAACGAGTATTACATATGCATGGTTCATTGGAGTACCTAGGTTGCGCATCTTGTGCACCATCCTGACCAGCGTTGTTGACCTGTCGCTTCCATCGAGAGGTCCGTGCCTCCAGATGGTTGCAACATATCCATCAACATGGTCAAGTGCTTCCTGAACGGAAACACCAACTGGAAGGTTGTCAAGTTGTGCCTTGCTCTTTGGTCTGTGCATCTCTGCCAATGGCAACAGCGTCTTTACAGAAACCCTGCTTATCAAAGCAGAGTTTAGAAAAGTACTGAGCGTCATCGGAACATCATCTGAATCAAAAAGAATATAACGATTCTCTGGAATCACATGCATACCGTTTGGATACGGTAAGCGAACATAGTTCCCAAGTCCGGTTGTTTCTTCTTGCTTTGGATTGACTTCCTTTGGCGGTAAACCAATGGCTTCGTGTGCCGACAGGAATGCTCTACGCATTACTGCCGCAGATATCCAGTCGCTGGCAAACACCCACACATGAAAACCCTTGCGGGTTTTCTCAACGAATGATGGTATGCCTTTGACCATTAGTGCTGTCTGTAGGTTGCGTGCAGAGTCAATGTCATCAACATCAATATCTGAACACCCCCACTTGACTGTGTTTCCAAGTGTGAGCGGGTAGATACCAATGAGTTCTTTGCCATTGAGATGATTGGCAAATGTTTCTGCGGTCACAACTGACTTGACAGCACCACCTTCCCAAGTCCCGTAAGCATCTGTGCGACCTTCAAACAGTGTCTTGAACATCTCTACTTCAGTCATAAGCCATCCCCATCTGCAGGTATTGCTCTGGCAGTTCACCATCTAGTTCACGAAGACGACCAGTTGCTGTGTCTAACTCAAAGTCAATGTCGTCAACAAGTTGCCCTGCTGGTCGTTTGTTCTTGAGTAGTGACACGGTGACTGTGTGTTCGTGCACCTTGGCTTCATGGCGTAGCAATTCGAGCCTGTCTTGTGCACGCTCTGAATGTGAACGGTCAAGTTTCTCAATCAGTTCGTACATCTCGTGCGCAATCTGATATTTCTTGCGACGGACACCGATGATTGATGTTGCTTGTTGTTCTCCACCGAATGAACCAGATGACATGGTGAGTTTCGCACCATCAGCGCCAGCATGGCGTGATGTTTGGTGCAACACGAGAATCGGCACATCATGCCGACGACCGAATCCTTTGAGGAAGGTTGCTTTGTCTGGAACTGTTTCCCCTGCTTCAACTAGGTCTAGGTAGTCAACCACAACCAGTTCAGGTACTTGTCCCCACACATCACAAACTTCACCGTAGGCACGTTCCATGTCGGAACTTGTCAGTGGCTGGTCAAACACAGCGAGGTTTGGAAAATCTTCCTCTGCTGTTCGGCGTAGCAAGTCAATGGCTTCTTGGTCATCGGCTGCAACACGTGCTTCCAGTTCTCGTGCATCAATTCCATGATGCATACAGGTGAGTTTGGTCAATACGAGTTGGCGTGGCTCGTCAGGTATGAACATTGCAATGTGTTTGTCACGGTTGTTGCGAAGTGCATGAAGCAGTAAGAGTGTCTTACCGCCGTGTGCAAATCCCAACATCATGGCAATTTCGCCCGGTGCAATGCCTCGTAGTTCTTTATCTATCCGACCGATACCAAGATGTACTCTGTCTTGCGGTGACTGTGCCCAACGCACAAATGAGTCAGCCGCTTCTGAAAGAGGTGTGTACATTCGGTACTCAGAGAGTTGTGGAGCGACCGCGGATGGTCGCCCCACATTCTCCCAGCCAGCAGATATTTCTTCTGCTGATAGTCGCATTACTTGGCTCGTGGTGGCCAGTAAGCCTTTTCCGCATCTACTGCACGGAATGAAGGGCGCTTTGGATTCTCGGCTAGACCATCACGGTTGTCGTACACAACGGTTACACCGTCACGCTTGCAAGCCTTGATGAGCCAGTCTGGAAGTGGACCATGCTGTGTTCCTTTTACGGTCACAGTTGCAGTTGAGGAAGATGATGAAGAAGAGAACTGCTTCGCTGGTGCTTGAACTTCTTCAGCACCTAGTTCTTGCTTCAACATGCTAATCACAGCGGTGTTCTGCTGGACTGCCTGACTGTTTGTTGTGCCACCGTAAATGGTGTCCATCATGATTTCGTTGATTGATGAGAACAAAGTTGCAAACTCACCCAAACGGGCGTCTACATCTGTGGTCTTGTTGGTGAGGTCTGCAGCGATTTTTGCTGAGACTTGGGTGATGATTGCTCTGTCTTTATCCATTAGTTTGCCTCCTCGGCATTTGTTGTTTCGCTCGTGATGTACGAGCCTTTGCACATTGACCATACAGGACACCAACGCTGTGAGCATAGGTAATGCTGGTCATTTACTATCCATCGTGTTGATGGCATTTTCGCTTGAACCGTCAACAGGTTGTTGACGAGTGCGATTGTTTGGTCAATTATCCATTGACCGTGTTCTGGTGTTCGTGTAATAGAAACGATTTGTCCTGTTGACGAAGCGTTCCTAATCATAACACCAAAATTGAATTCAACCGGGTACTCAATCATCCCCATTGCATGGGATGCTTCTGCGTACACAGATGACTGAACATTCTGTGTTTGCTTCTCCGCTTGATAATACTTTCGAGCCGCTGTCTTCCAGTCCCAAATACCTTTCGGGTGGAAGTAATCCATCGTGCCCTCAAACCAGAGTTCATACTCAAACAGTTCGTTGTCCACATTCGCAACCTTAGTTGCAAACTTGTACTCACACTCGCCACCTTCAGGAACATGAGGCATGATGTCTCGTGCCCATGCTTCTGCCATTGATGCAATGTGTTTGTCCCAGTTTTTTGGGTCTGTGTTGGTGATGTTGATTGACTTGCCTTCAGCCTTGAGATGCGCTTCTTTGGTGCGAAAAGCGAAAACAGAGCGTTCGGCAATGTCTTGTATGTCAATCTCTGCACGCAGATAATTTTCAATCCCTGCGTGCACAGCCGTGCCCATCATTGCCGAGTCGTTTTCTTTTCGTGTTTCAGGGTGTAACGCTGTGAGTCTTGCTCGTTCGGGGCACATCAAAGCATCACCAAGCCATGACTGGCGGATAAATACTTTTGTTGCGCTACTAGTCCCAGTACTGTTTTCTATTCTCATGTTTTTCCTTTGTTTGTTTTTGTGTACGTACATGTTTGCGCCGTTGCCTAAGCAACAGGCGCATAACTACTGGCTAGACCCCCCCTTTCCCCCCCATTGTGACAGACAATGAGAGGGAATGCTGGGGTGGTCAGAACTGATATTCGTCTATCAGTTTTTTACAGACCCCACGGACCAAATCCGTTGTCATATCGGGCGTCTGCGTAGTTGTAAATAGCAAGTGCTGACCTCAGGTTGCGCTTAGGGCCAAACAGCCCCTCAGAACGCTTCACAATGCCCTTAGAAGCCAGCCACGGTGTCCAGAAGCCATTGATTTGTACCAAGCCTCTAGAACCACCCATTGGGTCGTCTGTGTTGTGTTGAGCAGGGTCACACCTGCTTTCACGCCACATCAGATAATCCAATGTCGGTAGTAGTGACGGTCTCCACCCTGCATCAACAGCGGTTTGCCACCATTGAGGACACAAGGCAGAAGCAGAAATATCTACTGGTTCTGGCTTGTCGTGCTTGGTAATAGAAGTGGGGGGCACGAAGCCCCCCACACCTAATGAAATTGAGATTAGTAGTTTTGCTATCAAGTGTTACCCCCTTAGTGCTTCCAATAGGACTTCTTCCATCTCGCCTTTAGCGGACAGAAGTTCTTCCAACTCTGCATGAGTTGAGTCGGCTCTCCGACCATCACCTAGACGCTGGGTTTTCTTTGCCAGTTGGTCTACGCCGATAGCCAGAGACTTGACGACAGCACGTAACTCAGAAAGAGTTAGTGTCACCTCAAGGGTTGGTTCATCTTTGCGATTGCTCACGGTAGTTGCCTTTCATTTTCTTTTGCGGATGAGACTTTCAGCGCACGAACAACGTCGTACATGTCTTGCATGGCACTTGCTAATGAGCCTTTTGCGTTACCTTCGTCGTATGTAACGTTTTCGCTGTCCGTAAATCGGATAGACGAACCCATTTTTCCGTTATGGCACATTGTCATAAGACGAACACGCTTACGTTCAGGGTGTTGTGATGGTGCAATTTCATTGTTTGCATCATTGTCTTTATCAATCGGTGAAGCCCAACCTGTAGTCACAACAGCAAAGCCGTTGTAACCCATGCTGAACAACCTGACAGCATTCAATGTATCGTCGAGCATTTCGTAGATGTCTCCCTGCTCATCAATGTTCTTGATTGCCGGGACTTCACCACGAACATAATCAACAGCAAACAAAATTGATTTGCCTAAGTTGAATGGGTCTGTGGTCAGACTTTCCACCTTGCTTGTTACTGCTTGGTCAATCTCTCTGAGAGTTTGCTCAAACTTTTCTGTGTATGTAATTGCTGTGTTCATTTCTTTTTATTCTTTCTGTAGTCGGCTTTGCCGTTGGTTAGTGTGATACCACCCCAAATGCCCCATGAGTTGGTTGCTTTACCGTAGGCAAGGCACTCAACTTTCATGGAACATTCAGAGCAAATTGCTTTCGCTTGCTTCCATTCTTTCATTTTCTGTTTTGTAGGTGGCCATTCTGGAAACCACCACACAGTTGGTTGGGACTTACACTTTGCTCTAGTGAAGTCTACAGTCACAGGCTCAAACATCTGAGCCCGCTGTCAATCGGTTCTGAATAACCTTGAGCACTTTCTCTGCAATCTCGTTAGAAAGATTGCTGGTCATTGACTCAACCTTGTCATCAACCATCTCTTTGATGAACGTTGTGTTGAGTGTTCCAGTGATAATTGAAGTGCATTGAGTATTGACAAGATTTCTGAAACGATTGTTGTTCATCAGATGACGCAAGAACGCTTCGTCTTCCCACAACGGTGCTGTTAGGTCAATGAGTTGCTGGTAGTCAATGTTGTCACGAACCTCACTCGCAATCTGAGTGTAGTCAATGCTTTCAAGAACCCAGTTACGCACCTTGCGTGTGTAATCACGGTCTTCCATCATTGTTGAAGACACATCATCAACAACCATCTGCAAGTTTGGGATACGACCGTTTACCTGTCGCTCAACTTCCTCAATGATTTGTGTCTCCATTGACTGACTGAATAGTGATGGCATTGAGGCACTATCTACAGATACCTCAAATTCCATTGTTGATGGGATTAGTTTGATTGTTGTCATGATTAGTTCATCTCCTTGTAGTTTTCTTTTTTGGTTTCTTTTAGGTTTGTGTAAATGATGACTTGACCCTCATAGTCTTCGTCAAGGTAGTAATTGGGTATGAGTTTCGCCAACTCTGTGCGAAACTTGTAACCGTCAATGGTTTTATTTTTCATTTTGTTTCTCCTGTTTTTGTTTTTGTTTTGTTTGCTGGGTCAAATACCTCACAGTAACAAGCATCACACATTTGATACTCATCCATTTCGTGAAGCGTATATAACTCGTCACTACACTTTTTACAGTTCATGTTTCTCCTAGTTGTAACTTGGGTGAGTGGTTGATTGAGTTGGAACAACTACGGCATTTGCAGCGTAGATGTCGTCATTGAATGCCTCAAGGTCGTAAATCTGATAGATGGCAGACCAACAAGCACATGGATACTGTGCACCACAGAAGTGACAACCACCGCACTCATCACAATGAGTTTCCATAACACCATCTGGTGTCTTATGTGCGTGAGCACAGTTGTAACACTCAATGAGTTGTGTCGTGTCGTCAATGTGTGTAGTGAACACATTGAACTGTTGCATCTGTTCTTCTGCAAGATATTCGAGTTCGTCATCATAATCAGGAATGATTAGACCATTGTCTTGCTTATCCCATGACGAAGCGTATGACGTGCGACCGTAACTGTAATCCCAATCGTCATAACCCCAAAGACTGCCACTGGACTTATATGAAGTGCCAGCGTAAGGCTTGTAAGTGACTTCCTCGTATGAATAGTTAGACCACCACATATCTTTATCCCAGTGACCAGACTTCTCATTGAGAATGTACCAGTCTTGCTTGGCTTCATCATGAGTGGTGAGGAATACCAACTTAGAACCAGTAGCCCATGCTTCTAGTTTCTTGTAGTAATCATCATTATCAAGTGAAGTGATGCCACCAACGCTAGGCATGATGTCTTGCGCAAACACTTTTGTGTCCGAACGAGTATCACCCTTTGGTATTGCAACTGGAAGTATGCCGTTGTGACCAACGACTGATTGGTTGTCTTTACCCAAGAAGAATGGGTGACAATTAGAAACAGTCTCGCTACCGTGAGTTGCCCAACGGAAGTGAAACACAGCAGGTCCTTGATGTGTGCGACGCAAGTCCGTGAACTTGTTTGCAACTTCATCGAAGTTCATGCTGTGGCAAGTCACAATGGTCTTGCCTGTTGATATTGCAAAACCGAAACCATCTGGATTGGCTTTGGCTGCAACTTTGAACCTGTCCATGTCAGGAGAGACATAATCAGGAATGAATGTTAGTAAACACATATTGTGTTCCTTTCTTGTTTGTTGTTTGTTTTGATTTGTGTTGTTAGGAAACTGATAGACATGTATCAGTTGTCGTCACCGTGAGAAGAGCAACGCTCTGCGATACGGTCAGACAGAATGGAATAACGCTCTTGCGTCTTGACCCATGAACGGAATGAACGGAACGCCAAAGCGTTGCCAGACATAACTTTCTTAGTGTCACACTCTGTCTCGGTGTAAGTAAAGACTGCATCACAGAACTGCAAGGCAGCCTGAACAGTCTTGGGGTTGAGTGATGGCTTGAAGAAACGCAACTCAACAGTGTGGCGGTTCTGCAAGTTCACAGCACAGTAACGCTCGTTGTTGCGTTCCTCGTTCTTAGCGAACTTCATCAACGAAGAAGTCGTGCGAGTGACATAGTTGCCATCAACATCATAATCATTCCATGAGTTGAGGAAGTAGGACTTGTCAAAGTTAGCCCAACGCTCGCTGTCACGACCTGCGAAACGCTTTACATCTGCAGAGTTATCAAGTATCAACTTGAAGAACTTGAATAGATGCTTTTCGTCTCGGAATGCAGAGCGTGACAAGTGAACATGCAGACCACATGTGCTTGTGTCCCACGACTTGCAACCTTTCTTGATTAGACCAGAGATACCGTTCCAATCAAAGTGATTAGTTGCAAAGCCCAATGTCATTGGGTGCGAAACAATTTCGAACCCATGATTGAGTGAGCCATCTTCTTTGAGATACACAATGTCGTTGCTCTGTGTGTTGATTGTGTCAAGCACGAAACGTGCACAATCTTCACGAGGGAAACGACCAGTCTCCAACTCCAACTCAAAGCCCATGTACAAAGGTGTACGGCTTGAGGTGTTGCTGTCAATGACGCTTGCATAATACGACTTATGCCCATCATCATTGAGGAAGATTGGTGACGGCTTAGATGAGTACGACATAATCAAACTGTCGTCTTCATCTTCGTTCTGTTGCTCTTCCATTTCGCAGACGAAATCCTCATTGCAACCGCAACAGCGATAAGCGCTGTCCCACTCGTTGCTGTAGGCGTCGTCTTGTTCCATTGTGTCACCACAGTTGTGGCACTCAATGTATGTTGGTTCTTCTTCTTCACTTGCAGGCATGATAGCCCTCCTTGTTTGTTGTTTGTTTGTATTTGCCCCATAGCCGAAGCCATAGGCGAGAATGCACCAATGTATGGGGGACACTGATGCACTCTCGCCCACGCAAACTGATACACATCTATCAGTTTGTATGAGCGTTGTTCACGCTGATTGCTCTGCGTTCACATCACCTGTCTTTACAATAGCAAAGCCCAGTAAGTCTTTCAATTTTTCATTCTCTGCTTGCAACCTGAGTATTTCCCGTGTTGCCTCAGCCAATGTCACGCTGATGTTCTGCATCATGCGTGAGATGTATATGTCATTCATTTGTTTCTCCCTTGTTTTCTGTTTTGTTTCTCTTACACCAGTTGCACTTACCACATTTGTGGTAATGCTTATTCATTATCAGTTGGATAAGTTGCATCTCTTGTTCTTTTGTTAGTTCATGTTTATCCATGAATAACTTGAAGTCCTGTATGTAATTTATTTCTGTTCCCCTTTTAGTTGTTTGTGAAACTTCTTCCATTTTCTATATGTCGACTCACTAATACCCAAGCACCAAAACGCCGTGTTCTTGTCTGCGCCTTGTTTTCTTAGAACATCATAATGCTCAAGCATTTCCACAATTTCATCAGGCGTATGATGTCGTTGTGGTTTCTTCTTGTTAGTGCTGATGCTTCCATCCATTAGACCAGACAAATAAAACGCCTGTTCTTCACTGATGTAATCATTCCACTCACCATTGTTTGGTCTGCGACCACCAAGATTTTGTGGATAATAGTCATCATCATCATCAAGTTCGCTGTTGTTTTTGTAATTCACGTATCTGTTATTGACCGTGTAACTGATGTAATAATTCATTTCTGTTCTCCTAGTTCTGCTCGTATTGCATCAAGCATCTTCTGCAGACGCTCATTTTCTTCACGCAACAAGTCAATGTCAGTCTCAGCATTATCCAATGTCGCTCTGATTTGCTTGAGTTGCATCTTGATGTAACTACTAGTCATTTCTGTTCTCCTTTTAGTTGTGCTAATGCTTTTGTCCAATAAGAAGTGATTACTTTGCAATTCAGACTGTGATAACCATATTGGTTTTTCTGTCCACACTCTTTGCATTTTTTCATTGCTGTTCTCCCATCTCCAGTATTTTTATGAACCTATTCCAAGTAAAACGCTCTGGCTCAACACCATCTGCGATTGCCTCAAGTATTTCTTCATCAGACCAATCAAAGATTACCTGCTTGTTCTCAGAGAAAAATTGTTCTGCAAATGCAGATGCACTCTCTCTGCTTGTAAAGAACTTTGGATGCAGGTCAATACCGTAATCAGTCCCTAGAAATATGTCCCAATAAAGAATAAATATCGATTTCATGTCTGTTTCTCTTTTCTGTTTGTGTGTTTGTTTGTGTACGAAAACTGATAGAGGTCTATCAGTTCCAGTCCTTGTTAGTTGGGTGATTACGCTTAGACCAATTCTGATTTTCCATTTCCAGACGGTCAAGCCATTCCTTGCTCACAGTCCAATCCTTCTCTGCTTTCTCGTAACCAAACTCAAATGCGAAGCCCCAAACTGCGAGCACCACAATCATTGCCATAGTAAATAACCCGAACCAATTCATAACTATCTCCTTGTTTGTTGTTTGTATTGCCCACTTGTGTGAACATGACGCAACACCATGCAGAGGGTCACATGATGTTGCGGTAACTCACACAGAGTTACAACTGATAGATGTCTATCAGTTATTTGCCTTCGTTCTCAATGATGAACAATGTCAAGTCAATGTAACGCTGTGGAACTCCAGCATTCTTCATCTTCTTGCGTAGAACGGTTGTATCAACTTTCTTTGCAGGCTTCTGCTTCTTCTTGTCAGTCTTGCCACGCTGTCCCTTACCCGAATAAAACACACGCAAGTCTGAAATATTTGCGTAGCCGTATTCCTTATTCAGTCGTGCAACTACTTCATCAACACCGCCCTCTTTCTTGATGGCGGTAACGCAGATACCGACATACTGACGGATAGTGTCCGTTGAGTGCAAAGTGCTTACCGCTTTACCGTCACTTGCAGGAACGGTTGCAGACAGTGAAGCGTTTGCGTAACGACTTGCAACTGACTTGTAATCGGTAATGCACTCTTGCGCCGCACCTAACCAACCTTCTAGTTCAGTTTTAGTGCCAGCCTTTATCTTCTTCTCATGGACTAGACGGAAGTCAGTCTTTGATGTTGTCTTTGCCTTTGCATTGCTCTTCTTCTTTGATGTTGCCATGATGGCTCTCCTTGTGTTTGTATTTGTGTTAGTCGGTAACACGCCGAGTGATTACTCACTAGACAACGCAAACTGATACGCATCTATCAGTTTGCATTGGTACTAAGTAATTACTAATCGCAATGACAACCAAAGACACCATGCTCAACGCAAGCCCACGCAATTGCTCGCACAGTTTCTTTAGTGATTAGTTCGCCACGCTTTACAAGTAGCACCATTGCATCTACTTCTTCGTCACTCATTATCGTTCCATCTTCGTATTGCACACTCATAGGTTCTCCGTTTGTTTATGTATGACTAGCCCTTGTGGACTTGCCTTCTGTATCTATTGTGGGGTCACATTTGCGAAATGGGCTTGTTGCGAATAAGGCTCGTTTCATTGGGCTTTTGCGTGCACAGGACAGAGGGGAGGGTGGCCCCCCCGGGTACCCAGCGATTAAAAGGATGGCGATAAGACAGAGCCGTACAACTGATTTTCTAGAAAGGGGGTGGGGGATAGAAGAAAAGGGTACCTTTTCCTTATATAATATAGGTTTTATTCTATTTTTATGAACGTGCTTGTTTGCCAGCCTGTTTTGCTGGCTTTGTGTTTGCCACAAATTGCTTACCCTGCTTGGATGCGGCTATCTTTTTCTTGTTGGTGGCGGACTTTTGGGCGGGTGTTAGTTTGTCCCACGCTTTGTCTGGTAGGTAGCGTGTTGTGCCACCTGCACGTTGTGCTGGTTTGCCATCTGATGTGCGCCACTTTTCTCCAGTCCACTTTGTGAGACTCGATTGGGCTGCTGTTTTGGCACCAGAGTAACCACCGCCAGCCTTTTTGTATTCTGAGGCTAGTAGTTGTGCTTTGCGTGCTGACCATTGTCCGGGTTTGCCACCTTTGGAACCAGCCATGATTCTGTTTTTGATTCTTTCTCGTTTGGCTGGGTTTGTGTACGCCACTAGCAGTTCCATTTCTTCAAGGCAAGAGCCTTGCGGGTTGGTCTACCTTTTTCGTCTTTCATTGGTCCCGGCATGCCACCCATACGGGAACAAAAACTCTTCTGTCGCTTGGCTGCTTTAGAGCCTTTCTTCAATTTGCTGGGCGGTGTTGTGACTGCCATCTGCAGTTTGGAACCGGGGTTCTCTTTACGGTAAGACGCAACACCTTTACGGTTCAAGCCCCCTTTAGGGTCTTTCCCTTCCTTGCGTTGCCATGCAGCAGTTTTCTTTTTCGTTGCCATGTCTTTACCTTTTGAAACTGTGTTCGTAGCCTGCGAGCCAACCTTCGCTCTTAGGAGCGAGGTTGGACATGTCTTGCCTTCCCCCCATCCCTACCCTTCCCCCCATTCCGTTACATATCTTTCTGCGTTCACAACACCACTCACAGTGGTCGTAACGAAACGGCTTTATAGCAATGAAACAGAACGAAGAACTGACGCTTACAAGCCAACAGCAGGAGTACCTTGATTGGCTTCTCACAGCCCCTAGCGAGCGTGTACCGCCCTCCAAGAAGCAGATGGCTGTGCACGTAGGCGTCGATGTCAAGACACTCCGCCGATGGGAAAAGAAAGAAGTATTCCTCAGTCAGTGGAAAGAGGCGGTTGACGAAGTTCAGGGGTCGCCTGAGCGCACTCAGCGACTCCTAGACACGTTGTATGCCAAGGCTCTTGATGGTGACACTAAATCTGCACAGTTGTATCTGCAGGCTACGAACCGTATGGCTCCGCCTACGGTAACGGTTCAGTCTAATAAGAAAGCAGCAGAACTTTCTGATGCTG